ATCGCACTTGACGGGGACGCTAGTAGATTTGATGCCCATACGGGCGTAGAAATACGCCGTGATTTGGAATTCGAAATCTACTCGTCTCTTTACAATAGCTGCAAGACCCTAAAGAGGTTGTTGCACAAGCTGTTGGATAGGCAAGTCAAGTGCGTGGCTAGAGATGGCCGCTTTAGTTATCGAATGACCAATCGTGGTAGTGGTAATCACAATACCGGGATTGGCAATTGTATAATAACAGTAGCAATTCTCTGGACTTGGTCACAAAGGAAGCAAATAGAGGTTGCTATTAAGAACAATGGCGACGACTGGATCGTCATAATGGCGCGCAAGGACGCCATTTTGTTCCAAGAGGGCTTCGTTGATTTTTGCCTAGCTTGTGGTTATACCATGAAAGTTGGTGCTATAACGGACGTTTTTGAGCGGATTGATTTTTGCCAATCGCGTCCGGTTTTAGGCCCCGATGGTTACGTCATGGTCAGAGATCCTAGCATTGCTAGGGTTAAAGACCTGCTCACGTATAAAGCTAGGACTAGGAAACAATACCTACAGTGGTGCGCCTCAGTCGCTGAGTGCGGTTTAGCTTGCAGCTCCGGGATACCGATATACCAGGAGTTTTACACAGCTTTCCACACCAGGGCTCTGGGCAGCAAACCTGGCAAGTACTTTGACGTCTTTAGTGGGCGTTTTTGGCTTAGCAAGGGTTTGACGTACCGGCGCACAGAGGTTTCCTCTGCCTCAAGGTACAGCTTCTATCTGGCATTTGGCGTCATACCTGACGAACAAGAGCTGATAGAGCAGAAATACCGAGAGAGCTTTGCTTTCAAACCGTTAGACCCGAAGACCCTACAACCCGATTTAGTGGCATGCGCCCCCCGCAGCACTATTGGCGGTTTCGGCCTTTGAGTTACGACTAGTCGCCGCAAGCGACTACTTGGAAGTAGTTTCCATGGGGTCTGTCTATTAAGGTCCAAAATCTCTGAGAGTGCTAAACAAAACGCCAAGAGACTGCACGGCACCCGCCTGCGTTAGACAGATGTACAGTCCCGTTCGCCATGCGGTATCCCATACAATGGCAAGAAAAACCCGCGCAAATGATCCGGTCGTTAACGAAATGG